CAACAATCTCCCTTTGGAACCCATGGAACCTCTTCTACACTACGGGTCTTAATCCAATTGTCTATCCGTTTTTGCCCCCCTCTTTTCCCTCGAATGTTAAGAACGTAATCACAAGGGCTATTAGGGAACCATGGAGCATCTTTCATCTCACCAGTAACGAAATAAGTATAATTGTATTTGAGCCAGTTGTTGAAGTTCTCATTGATCGTATCTATTCCACAACAACATCGGCTATCACTCAATTCATGCCAATCATTATCTCCTACCCCCACAGGAACAGGTGAGGCTGATTTAATTAATCTTATGTTACTTAGTTTTTCCAAATGGTCTAACTCCAAGTTCCGCATGTTTTGATCCATACGGTAGTAATGACTCAAAGCTGTTTTGAAATACCGGAAGGTCTTGGGGTCATCAACCGACAATTTCAAATGCTCCACCGTAATGTAATTAACATCCTTGCCAATTGCCTGAACCAATTCTAATGCTTCTTTTAAATCTATTAGGGGTTGTAAACGCAAGCTCACCCAGAACCCCCTTTTCTTTAAATCCCGAATGACATTCATACGTTGTTTTGGAGATGGGGTTTTACTTTCGTATAGTCGGATAAAGGGCTCATTTGGACTAATGAGACTTATTTGGAAGGCATGAATTTTTGGGTCAAATAATTCCCAGTAGTCTTCAGGAAAGGAAGCACACTTGGTAGAAATCAAAACAGGATAGTTGTATTTCTTTGTGAGTTTTAAAAATCGGTAAGTCAAACGATGTTTCCATTCTCTGAGTTGAAACGGATCAGACATCCCGCCCAGATGTAACGGGACACGATGGCGGATGAGTTCATAGTCTAAGTTGTTTGGGCCTTTGTCTGATTCCAAAGCACTCAAGAATGTTTTCTCTACTATCTTAAAATCTGCAATATCTACAGATTGTTTGAAATTTCCTTTTCTGGAATTAGCAAAACAATAGATACACCCAAAGTCACAGCCCTTATACATATCTGCTCTGAAGGCATTTCCACAAAACCGAAATTGTTGGGTTAAGGCTATGGGATATCTATACATTCAACTCCTCATCAAAAAACCCACCCAACGGTGGTGGATTAATGATATATTTATTTCCCTTCAAAAACCATTCCATCCCCTTCTTTACAATTACATCTTCAAAAACATACTCATATTCTCTAACTCCATCAGTCAACCGATACACAAGACCCAAAGCCCTTAGTTGCCCAATGGAATGGCAAACCGAAGTTCGATCAAATGGAATGTTTAGAAGTTTCTCTTTTCGGATGTCCTCTATCAAATCCGTTACCATAAAATGTCTTGTCTTATTACAATCAAATCTCTTTCGACAAGCCTTCCAAACAGCAAAATGAATTGGGGCAGTCAAATTATAGCCCTTTCGAGCAATCATTATATCATCTGATCCAAATCCAAAACAGGATTGCCGGTCATATTGGTTAAGAACCCACTCAGAATATTCGCCAGCCAGTTCACAAATTTCTAATGGGACATTTAACGACCATCTTTCCATTTCATCCCCCTCTTTTTCTCTTTTTCTATTCCTATATACAGGATATACAGGAAAACATGTCTACGGCACGGAAAACTGGGTAAAACAACTATGTTTAAGACCTATTCTACCCCAAATTAATGATGCTCTTTAATAATTCACCTTTGGTCGGTAAATAATCTCTATACCTAATAAATTTCCAACCTTCTTTCTCCAAATTTTGTTGCCTTTTGTTATCTTTCTTTTCATCCTGATGCCAATAAGAACCATCATACTCAATAGCTATCTTTTGGCATGGAATGGCTATGTCTATGGAGTAGTTTTTGCAGGGATAATTTAATTTGACTCCAAGTAAAATGCTTTTGGTTAGATTATAAAGTTGGAGTTGTGGTTTGGAAGGAGATTTATTAAAAGAGAGAGCATGAGATGCCCCACCACTTTTCATTCTTTGAATTTGATTGGGGCACTTCATAGGATTGTTATTCCCATGCATATGGGGATAGACTTTTCCAAGATTTTTTCCTAAATTATTAATTGATATTTTCAATCTAACTTCAAGACGTTTAGAAGAATTATTTTCTCCCGTCATACCGGCTCTAAATTTTGGATTTTTCCATTGCCTAATAGTTGCAGCCCGAATTTTGGCTTGAACCTCTGGGCGTTTAGACGGGCTATGGCTTTTCATCCACAGACTATGTAGTGGGTGTTTCATCTATTGGGTCCTTATTAATCCTTCTAATAATTCTTCTCTGAAATCTTCTTCTTTTTTAAACGCCCAAATCTTTCTTCCACATTTATCTACTCCATATGGAACAATTCCCTGAGCCCAATCTACAGAATAAGCAAGATTTCCAGATAAATTCCAAGAATCGAAAACAATTTTCCTAATTCCCTCCCCCAACCATCCTCCATTCTCTTCTACATGTTCTTCAAACATCTCCCAAGTTGTGGGGTTTCCATTTTGTTTACAAATGAATCTAATGGCCATTATATTATTTCCATAACTAAAATTTTCAAATATATCCTCACATTCACAACAAACGTTTTGAGAATTTGAAGAAGAGCAACCAAAATCGAAAGTAGAACAAGACAATCCATTCTCCCTAAGATATTCTATAAACTTACTTAACAAAAGACTTCCCAACCATTGGGAGTCAGACATTAGGAGAAACATCCGTTCAAAGTCCACCCCTTCCATTTCCATTTGCCTTTTTATACCTGGGGATGTGGCTGACCAGCTATAGGTGTCTAAGGTAACGTGGTTGACCCCAGCCCACTTGACCGCAGAAATCCAATCATCAACCTTCCCACGATCATCGTTAATAAAAATCATAAAGGGTTCAATCCTTGCTACCACCCTCACCCCAGCCTCAGAAAGAAACTTTGCAGCCGTTATCCTTTCCATAAAAGGTGGGGCTGCAGGTTCTAACAACTTGTTCAAATTATCGTCTGAAGAAATTACAGTGATGTGCACAGCTGACCCACCCTCATTATCAGCTAACACTCTCACATAGTCTTCGTTCCCAATAAGAGAGGATTTAGTGTTTACCATTATTGGATAGGATTCATCCTTCAGATAGGATAGAAAATCATAACTTACACGTTTTCTATTTTCGATAGGTAAAAAGTCCTCAAACCTTATGCCCAACCGTATAGGAATTTGTATTGCTATGGCTCTTTGTAGCTCTGAGCCTTTGGCCCTTGTGCCCCTGTGTTTCATAAGTTTGTCCATCTCTGAACGAAAGAAGGAAGGGTTGCAAGTTCGCATTCCCAAATTTTTAGAATTATCAAAAAAGGAAGTATAAAGAGATGCACGAAATGAATCAGCAAAACAATATCTGCAACCATAAGGGCAACGGACTGCGTCGTAGGTATCTGAATTTAGAGGCATGGGGCAATGAGCAGCCCTTAATGAGACTTCCAAAAATGAATTAATCTCATCTTTGTTGAGCAGACGTTGGTGGACTTCCATTTGGCCTGTGTCTAAATTAAACTGGGTGTAATTGATCTTTCGTCCCTTTTCCTTTACCAACCCCAAATGCTTTTCCAAGTCCTCCAACTTACTTCGTCTGGGGATTAGGTCTTTGATGATTGATCTGATTTCCCAGTAGTTCATTTGATTTCCTTTTCTTTAAACTCATGACAATCACACAAGGTGCAATGACATATCATCTCTTTAGTCTTTTCATCTTGGGCTGTTACATGACTTACCTTTTTATGTCCACATTGGCAAGTCTTATAGTCACTCATCCAATTTCCTTTGTCCATTATATCACCCCCCTCGAATTGATTCAATCCTTCTCTCTTCTTAACCCTTCTACATGGCATTAGAATAACAGCCCTTTCTTTTCGGAAATGGATTTTTGATCAATCCCATTTGATATCATTAATTGAAAAAAGGTCTTTATTATTTTCAAACATCAGTCTCTTTCCCAATTCAAAGTTCCCCACCCCATCCCAAGTAGATTTCAAAATGTTTTCTTTAAGATTATTTATTTTATGTTTATCACTTATATGATTCAATCCCTCTTTGATCCATTTTTTCCAAGTTATTAAGTTAAAACTGCACGGATTATTTACATTAATCCCACAACAAGTATTACTTGATTCCATATAACTTCCAGAATTGATAAAATCGGGGCAACCTAAAATCATATCATATTTCTTGGCTATTTCAATCATCTCTCTCAGAAGGGGTTTCCAATATAAATCAGAATTGTAAATCCATATTTTCTCAAAGTCTAATCCCTTTTCCCAAAATCTTTTTATTACAAACTCATTTAAGTGAAGATTATAAATGTTATAACTTTTGACCCCGTTACTTTTGATAATTCTTAAAGTTCTTTCAAATTGTTTAACAGTATGATAGCCTGGAATAAAAGGCTCCCCTGTAACACCCACATTTATTCCTTCTTTTATTAAAAGGGAAAGGTGTTGAATTCTTTTTTCTGGAGAAGTAGTTAGTCGTCCTTCAAACACCTCCCAATCACTCATGAATCCTGGGGAGATATTAATTAAAACAAAGAGGTTTTTGTTTCTTTTAAGAATTCCTAAATATTCCATCATTAATTCGGAGCATTTCGTCTCTATTACTACAGACCATTCCATCTCAGCTAAGATTTCTAAAGCCTGTTTAGAGACTCGAAATACTGACTCTGCGGGCTGGAATGGTTCTGACTTGTTTCCAAATTTAATAGTTTTCTTTTGTTTTAAGGCTTGTGCTATTGGGCTTTTAGGATTGGAATTTCTTAGGCCATTTGTTAGGGTTCTTTCAAAATTTTCCAAATCCATAGGTCGTAATTCTTTATCCCAAATCTTATTCAATCTTCTAAGAAAACAATAAACACAATCTATTTTACAATTGGAATAACTATCCAAACAAAATGAAAGGGGGCAATATTGCATGTCTCCTCTTAGATGAAGTGAAGATTTAAAAAGTTTCATATTATTCCTATATTTTCTTCCTCCCCTCTCCACTCACAAAGGTTTGTAAAGTAAAGAATACAAACCTTTGTGAGTGTGAATGATGATGGTGTAGACAAAAGATCAGATTCGTTTATACTTATCTTCGTTGATCTCAAGAACCCCCATGGCAGAAAGAGCAGGAAGAATTTTGTTGACCTGAGCCCTTGACTCTTTTTCATTGCTTTGGCCCCCCTTTTCAACATAAAGAGCGTCGGACTTTTGGATCAATTCACTTACCAATCCGGCCTTCGTTTTCTTCAAAACCTCCCCCACCGCCTCACACCGACTGAACTCTTTTTTGTTGGTCTCTTTTTTCACCTTGATTTTGGGGATTTTGGCCACGATGGCGGGCTTTGTGGCTTTGGCCGCAAGTTTTGGGGCAGTGGTCTCCACAACAGGCTCGACATCCTGATCAAGCCCCAAAGTCTTGACGATTTCGTTGTAAGCGTTGATAACGACTGCGTCCAGGCCTTCCTGATCTTTTTCGGGAACTGCCTCCACGGCTTTGATGAAAGCAGGGATGAGGCTTTCTTTAGCTACTTTCTCTGCATTCTTGATCCCTATGAGCTTGCTGGCCTGGATCAATGTGGATTGATTAATCTTCTTCAATAACTTTGGATCGAACTTCATGGTGTTGTCCTCCTTTTTCTGGTTTAGTTTGTTTTGATTAAGAGATACTGGTTTTGGTTAAACAAAGTTTTCCTCCTTTCTGTTTTTTCCCTCTTGTCCCCCTGTTTGGATTTTAACCTTCACTTTTTCTCCTCTCACTATCTAAATACAGGATTTAGCCTAAAACTCATTGAAATATTTTTTATCTTTAATCAATCCTCCCAAGTTTCCCTAAATATCTGGGTAACAATTCAGTATAAGTCCATTCAGAGCTAATGTTTCCAATTTGGATTTGCTCACGTGGGAACTGATTTAAAAGAGCATCCACCACGTATTCACAAAACTCCATTGGCCCCGTTAGCAGGTTAGCTCGCTTTCTTAAATTAGTCATTGATGATACGAGAAGATTGGAACCTTTGATGAACTTGTTAATTTCAACTTGGTTAAAAATTTTGGGTTGACCTAACAAAACTTTGTCCGTATAGAATTGTTGTAACCAAATGGTCAACTGAGGATTCAACTCTTTCTCTTTAGGGACAGTGTTCTTTAAGAGAATGGGCGGATTGTTTAAACATTCTAAAAACATGCTTGGAATATAAGAAGAATATGTATTCCAAAAGAAGGTTGTAAGATTTACGCTTTTGAGCGTGGATTTGTTAGCTGGAGAATAGTCTGGATTGGTAAAGCGTATTTTAAATCCATCAATAGCTCTAATAATATCCTCTACAGAATAAGAAGGCCAAGCCTGTAAAAACTTTCCATCTACAACCTCACCTATTATTTTGAGGATTTGTAGGAATGTTTTAGATGGAAGTTGGCTATTGCTATTAGGAATATGATGTCGGGGCAACCCTGGGCTGTTATTCCAATAGGAGATTATAGACATCACATCTTTACGATAGGTGTGATGTTTGGTTTGGAATTCAATAGGATTGGGATTTTTCCTAATCAATAGAGAGGGAGTTTTGTTGTATGTTACGTTTTGCTCTTCGCAAAACGTATCAGACATTCCGTAAGGAATGTCTTTATTCTCTTTAGTCTTATTATCTTTAGTCTTATTATAAGGTTGAAGGGGTTTTACCCTCATTGTTGAGGGGATATTCCCCTCATTGTTGAGGGGAATATCCCTTGTTTCATTGTTTAAATCCGAATCCTCATAAATCATTTCCTGTATCTTTTCATAATTAATTCGATAATGATTGATAGGTGGTAGACCTATTTTTCTTACTTGTATTATTTTGAGTTCCTTGAGTTGTTTAATGGCTGAACGTTGTTGGTCTTCGGTGAGTCCCACGTTGAATTCAATTAACTTTCTGGACATAAAGAATTCTTCATTCTCTTTTATTTGATCTTTTTCTATTAAATGGAGATGCCATTCTATCAAAGCACTTAAATAAACACTATTGGTTAGTCCAAAGTGTTTTAGGAATGATTTGGGAACTTTTAAATACCATTTAGACAACCAAATCCATCTAACTTTAGTTTCCATTTCCATAATTAACTCCTTTTTTCTGAGAAGTAAAGCCTAATCTTTTTGATATTCATAATAAATAATTTCACTGTCTAAAATGGGTTGTCCTATATCGAAGTGTTGTAGAGCCATGAGTTGCTGACGCTTGTTAAATCGTCTCCAACGGTGTTCCAGTATTCCAATGCGCCAAACCCCCCGTTCCTTCTCTTTGGCGGTCTGGTTGAGGGCAAGCCAAATGTCTGCGTGGGCTAACTTACGAGCCTCCTCTGCTATATCTTTTTCGCTTAACACTTCCTTTTCTGTAGAACCACGGTTGCCTTGACTCCCCGAAACAACCAAACACGACCTCTCATATGCCATCCCTTTCAGGCGTTTCCATATCTCATCTATTTGATGTCTAACATCTTTGTGCTTGGTTTCTGGAGCTAAAATATCGGCATAGTCTATGATAATTACATCTGGAATAAATCCCTCTTGAGTCTCTAATCTTTCTAAATCCTCTTCTACATCGGTCAAGGTGGCAGAGAAGGCAGGGTAACTAATCAACCGAAACAGATTTGGGCCAACCATCTTTTGGAGTTTTAATAACTCTTTACGGACATTCTTACGAGTTAGGGCTGGATGCTTTTGTAACTGGAACCAAGTGGTTGGAGCAAAGTCCTCTTCTATTCCTTTAACCCCACGACAAGCGGTGCAAGGTTTGTATGTTTGATTATGTTTGAATTTGTCAGGTCTGGGTTCTTTACTTACCCGTGTGGACTTACCGCAAGAGTTGTCTTGATTACTACAACAATCGAAACAGGGCACTTCATGAACCTTTTCAAACTCTCCAAGTTGTCCAATCTGAGAATAGAGTCTTACGGATTGGTGTTCGTCTGCCATTTCCAAAGATGCGAAGGCCACTCGTTTGCGGGACAACACAGCATCGAAGCCTATGTCTTGTAAATCCCATGTGTTGTGGACAACTATATCATTTGCTACAAAATTGTGGGTTTTTTTAATTGTTAAATCAAAAGTGGGGATTTTTTTCCCTGAATTTACTTTTTTCACTTTATCCCAAAGGACATCTGAGTTTACTATCTGAAATGCTTGTTTATTATTTATAATAGAGGCTATTTTTTTAGCGGAATTTATGTTAAGACTTTGGTTTAGTCTAATACACTGGTTTAAAAGTCCTAATGACGTTTGATTCCACCAATCTCGGTTCTTTCTTACTTTTATGGTTTGTCTAAGTTTTTTTACAATTGGGGGAGGAAGGCTGTCTAAAAAACCTCTATTATCTCTCATTGGTTCTAATATGGAAAGAAATGAAAGAGCTTTGTCTTGTTTATGGAAACGGAATCCTATTTGTTTGATAAAAGATGTTACTTTTTCTTTATCTCTAATAGTCCAGTCATACTTTCTACTTATCTTTCCCTTTATACCAAATCTTAAAAGAAGATTGGATACTTGATAAATCATATCTTTACTTGCGGAGGAATAGCTCACTTCAACTCCATGATTGGTTTTATAGATTGTTCCATCACAAGTAAACATTGTAGATAGGAATAATTTTAAATTTTCTTTGGTTAATTCAAATACAATGTCTGGTATTTGTTTTTCTTTACTTCGGACTCTTTTTAAATTAATATTCCTAAACCAAATAGAAGTTTTAGACATTCCTAAGACAGCAGGTTCAGTTGGCATAACATGAACTGTTATTTTATCCCAAGGATTTACTCTTACATCGTCTCCAAGTTTTTGAATAGAGTCTTTGAAATCTTTTTGTATTTTTTTGTCTATATTAGTAAAATTCATATTTCCAATACTTCCCTCTGCTAACATATAAGCTAAAACTTTTATTTTGTAATCTTCTAATTGTTTGTTTCCGAAATATGGAATGGTTTTGGGAATAGCTACAAAATCTCCTTCTTTTATTTTTGAAAGATGTTTCCATCCATTTGGGGTTAAAAAAGAATCGTTCCATGTGGCAGTGATTTCCCCTCCAGTTCTTGTTATCATTGTTCCAACTTCTTTTATTCCGTTTTTATGATATTTTACAATTTTTCCTATTCCTAATTTTCCATTTGGGAGAAGAGTTATTACTTCAGGGTCTTTGTCTTCTATAACCTTTTTTATAGGTTTAAGTTTTCCGTTTGGAAGTTGAATCAAAGAATCTCCAGCAATACATTTACCCCGTTTGAATGGTCCCATCACTCCTATAAGCCATTTTCTGTATAATGGCCCAACCAACTCCCCCAACTTACCTTTAAATTCCATCAGAGGGTTTTCCTTCTCATCAAAAACCATGTTAAGATACTTAACATCATCCAAAGGCTTAACCCAACGGTATTCAGCTTCTTGAATAATTCTCTTACCCCCCTCAGCTAACTGTTCAGCCTTATCTACTTCTCCCGTTTCTAAAAGGGCAGACACATCCCCAACCATCCGTTTCAGGTGGCGTTCCTTTAAATATTGTAATCCACGATCTATTACAAACTGTTCATTAATACCTTCTGGCCCAGATTCATTCAAATACTCTTCAGAGAGCTTGGCTAAAAATAATTCTAATTCTTCAACAATAGCGGGTCGGAGTTTTTGTTTGGCTGTTAGGAATAGGTCTTTAATGTGAGATTTGGGAGCTTGTTTGTATTTGGTATGATAGTCCAAGAGCCATTTGGCTATCTCTTTGGACAGGTCTAATTCCAAAATGTTGGGTTGTAGGAAGGGTTTGAGCTTTTCTAAGACTTTATCTGAAACGATTAGACCAGTGATGATTCGTTTTTCCACATCACGGTCTACGCTTTGTAACCGTTTTAGTAAAGGACTCATATTAATATTTACCCCAAATGATTCTTTTGTAAAATCTTTTCCATTCTTTTCTATTGATATTAGCTCTGGAATTACAAGATTTACACAGGGTAATTAAATTAAATTGGGAACAATCTTGTTTATCATAATTAATGTGATGAATTTCTAACAGTTTTGTTTTATAGTTACAATAAGGATTTTGGCATTCTTTATTATCCCTATTTTTTATGGATTGTCTGAGTTTTTCTGTCCACTCTGACGAATAAGGAAGAAAAGAAGCCCCACCTTTCCAATTCCAATGATTTTTTCCACTTGTTTTTAATACATGTATTCCTTTTCTTGATTTGGAAATTCTTTTTTTGGTTTCTTCAGATAAATGTTTTCCTTTATTCCTGTTCGATAGTTTGCGTTTTGTTGAAGAAGACATGGATTTACCTTTCCAGTTCGGATTGTTCTTCTTCACATTGTAATGATAGCCCTTGGGCATTGAGGGGTTTTCCTTTCTATCTATATTAACTTTATCAGGATAATTTTTTACTTAATAGTTCATCATCAAATCTTTTAGAATTCAAAAATCGCAATTCATTTAAACAAATGGGACAAACTTTGATCTTTTCCCCAAGAAAATATATTTCAAAACTCCCAAGGTCTATCGTTTTTGTTTCACTATTTATTGGGGTCATACTTGCAATTCCACATCGTTCACATTTCATTTTATCAGCCCCCTAATCAATTCTTTTCCTTCTTCCAAAGTTAGTTCTCCAGGGTCTTTCTTATCATCTAAATATAAATTTTCTGTATCACAAAACCAGATTGCCTTACTTAATCGTTTGGCACTCTCTTGAGCAATCTCCTCACTATCGAACAGGGTGTAAACCTTTTTGGGTTGAAGGGAGCGTAACAAAGCCACCTGTTCCATAGTCCAACCTGTGCCCCAAGTAGCCAGCGATCCTCGACCCAGTTTCCACTGGTCTATTGGCCCCTCAACCAATATCACTGTGCTACTTGGGAGCACATCGTCATATCCATAAAGAGTATGTTTAATTGGAACGATCTCATCCTTTGGATTACAGGCTATATAAGGTTTTGAAGTCTTTCCAGTTACGTCACGTGTCATAAAAGTTATGAGTCGGCGTTGGATATAAACTGGAAAAAGAATACGAAACTTATATTCAACTCCCCAAAAGCCTGAATAGTAAATTTCCCTCTCTTTTGGTGTTTGGTATGGATCAAACCCACGGACAGTTAAAAATCTATTTAGATGATAATGACTAAACGGTTTGCCTTCACCCACCCTTTTAAATTCTTTAGGTATCTTTACTTCTCCAGCTGGAATCCGTTCAGGAACGAAAAACCTTTCTGGCTTATTATAATTCTGAAACTTTTCCATTACGGCTAAAGCCCCAGACCAATTACAATCTTCAATCAATTGAACTAACTTAACTATATTCTTACCCCCGCATCGCCAACAGTTCAGAGCATTATTTTCCAGATTGATTCCCAGGTGCTTGTTATTATCATTACAAAATATACAATCTATGTTTATCCAATCTGGGCCACTGGTATTTGACCCTTCTGTAGCATAAGAAATATGTTTATGATCTAAATAAGATTTAACATCAAAAAAGTTTATAATTGGATTATTCATACTTACTCCAAACAATCTTCTTATAGAAATGCCTCCATTCATTCCTATTGGCGTTCGCCTTACTATGACATCGGCTACATAAGGAAATTAGATTAAATTGAGAACAGTTTTCTTTGTCATAGTCAATATGGTGAACATCTAACTTCCTTGCCCGATGATCACAATAAGGATTTTGACATTCATTATTGTCTCTATCTTTTATAGATTGTTTAAGTCTATTATTGAAGGTTGTGGGATACGGAAGAAAAGAAATTCCACCTTTCCAATTTGGGTTTTTTTCCATTGGAGAACCAAATCTTCTTCTTTCTTTTTCGGAATAGATTCTTTTATAGTTTGGATTTTTATCTCCCCTTTTGGTAAGGGCTATTTTTTCTTTTGTTTTTTCAGATAAAGGTTTTCCTAAGTGAGAATATTTAAACTTTTTTGACGCAGAAAAAGAATTTTTATAATTTGGATTCTTTTCTCCAATTTTTGATTCCTTCATTTTTCTTTTTGTATCTTCTGAATGTTTCTTTCCCAAATGGGAAGAGGACATTTTTCTTTTGACTTTAGTTGTAAACTTTTTCCCTTTATTTTGGTGTCCTTTTACGAAGAATTCCCCAGGTTTTGGTTTTAAACCACAACCACATTTGCAAGTTCTCCGAATTAGGGTTTGCTCATTCATATTATCTATCTTTCAATTATAAAACAATTCCCTTCTTAACATCCACTATAAGTTAATTATACTTGTTTGTTTCAATTCCAATTCCAATCATACGCTTCAAACTGTTAATACAATTCTCAAATACCCAATGGGCATGTTCCAACCCTAAGCAAACAATTGCCTTTTCAGTTAGGAAATTACATACGATGTGTTCTCCACTTGTGAGTTTATACATACGAATAGATGCGCCATCATAAATTTCAAAGCCCATGACTCGGGTTGCTCGAAGTTTATCTAATGTTGGATTGAAAAATAGTTTGTTGGGATTATTTACTCTATTTCTTTCTGAAACATCAGGACGTTTCCACCCTTTAATTTTATTTGGCCCTGCTTTCTTCACTTTAGGCATTGATATTAGTTTAAGCATTCTCCCATCATTTTCCATATGGCATTTTCTACATAGCCACTCCCAATCGTTTAAATCTCTTTTATATTTTCCTGATATATTTGTCAGGTCATATGGTGGATGTTTCTTACATTTTTTACATAGGTCTGGTTTTCTCTTATGGTTTCTCACCCATTCGTGAAGGGAAGCATAACCCACGTTATCTCCTTTCCATTGGGGATTTCTTTCAGCTAATTTAGTTGTCCTCAACTTATCATGGTATTCAGATTTACCAATTGAATGGACTCTTCTTTGTGGATACCTTGTTTTTATTCTCACCCTTCTCCTTTATATTATAACCATCCCTCATCAAAGTAAAGTGTAAGGCGATGACCAAAATGGTCAATCAAATATCTATTACTGGGGTCAAAATAATCCACAAGCGTTACCTCTTTTTTGTCTCCAATCGTTCGCAATCCTCGCCCAATGCTTTGGATAGTTACGATTTCTGATTTCCCTCCTGCAGCATTTACAATTGCCCCCAGAGATGGAATGTCAATCCCCTCTCGCCATACAGCATTTGCAATTATAGCATCAAAGTTTCCTTCATTTAATAACCTCTTTGCCGTAACTCTGTCTTCAGATGGGGTTTGGCCCCAAACAAACTCAATATTCAAATCTGGAAATTTGGCTTTAGCCATTTCCATAAGGTTGTATCCATGTTGAATTTCCACTACCAGTATTAAGACAGTCTTATCTTGCTTGACTAATTCAACTGTGTCCTCTAATACCATCTTATGTCTCTGGGCATTATTAACAACCCCCATCTTATAAACATCTTTCCAATTCCTGAGATCATGGGTGGTTTTAGAAAAGGGAATTTTTCGTAGCTTAATGATGATCTTTGCTAAACTTTTGACCTCTTGTGGTTTCTTTTCCGCTATCACTGGCCCAATCAACCCCTCTAAAGCCATCCGTCCCTTTTCTGTAGCTGGAAGAGTGGCGGTGAAGCCTAACCGAAGGATTGCTGGAATGGATGTTAGGACTTGATAATAGGTTCCAGAGAAATTATTCACATGATGCGTTTCATCTACGATTAGTATGTCTTGCTCCCTATGGAATTCGGTTGTTTCCATTTTACTTAAAGTTTGAACCATTGCGATGGTTATTCTATTAGGTTCTAAAACTCCATTCCCTATAACCCCGACTTGACCTGGAAACTTGGCTTCTGCTTGTTCGTAGGTTTGGTGTAGAAGGTCTTGACGATGTAGAAGTATAAGGACATTGGCTTCAGGAAATACCTCTATAAAGGAAATAAATATTTTGGTTTTGCCTGAGCCTGTAGGATAGTGTATGACCCCACGTTGGTGTTTTAGGATGAGGTTTACGGCTTCATTTTGCTCTGGGCGTAAAGTCTCATTAAAATAATTCATTCCTGGAATGTGTAGTTGATGGGGACGGGTTATGAATTGGTAGACAATTTTATTTTGGTAAAGATATTTAAACACCTTGGGTAAAAACCCTGTAAGAAATATTCCTTTCTTACTTACCAGTGGGCGTGTATATTCTTTACTTATTTTTCTGTATTGCCCTTGACGCCAGAAGGTGTCCTTGTAGCATAGGAATTGATTGAGGATTGGAATTCCCTCTTTACTTACTTGGGAATAGATTGGGTCAAGGTATTCGATCTTCATAGCTTACTTACACGTTTGTTTTTACAACGCCAACTCCACATACAACTTCCACAATATCCTTTGTTGTTGGAGTTTGGGGAATTAAAGCAGATTGGTTTTCTTGATTTAGGTATGCTTCCCTTTTTGGTCATTAGTCTTTAGTCTTTAGTCTTTAGTCCAAAACAACATTTTGACTCTTTGAAAGAATGGGAGTTTGGTTATCTTTTGTTCCAATCGCTTGTAGTGTTTGTCTTTTATCTTACAAGGAATGGTTCTGCCATCTGGAAGTTGTATTTCTATTTTTACCATTTTTAAATATTTCCCTCTCGCCTTGTTATGAGTTTGGATTTAATTTTTTTAACATTTCTAATCCCACCCATAAAAATCACTTCTAAAAATTCAGCCTCATCGTCTTGTCCTTTGAGATAGAGGGAATCAATGTAGGTTCGCTTTTGGTATATATCCATTCTTATCATTTTAACTACACAATTTGAACAAAGATAGTCCCTCTTTTCATCTGCCCCTCTTTCCTCTTTATGACACAACCCGCAAGACATTTTTATTTTCCTTATTTGTGGAGACTTAATTTCTTTTTTAGGAATGATTGTAATTTAGCAAACTCCTTTTCAACAAACCAAACATATTCTATTTCAGCCTCTGTAAGATAAATTCCACCCTTGTCTGATACCACTGTTAAGATTTGTTCTTTACTTGGTGGAACTTTTTTGATTCGGATTTCTGGCATAGTCTCTTTCCTCTATGTTTATAAATACAGGATTTTCCCGCTTTCAATCTTTATTTATTTTGTTACAAGGGCAAGCTCTCTTTTCAATCTTTGTATCTGTTTGGGCTTCCATCCTTTAAACATCTTCAGATACTTACCTATGCTTTCTTGTATTCCGAAAGACTTACTTAACATTGCTAATTCGGATGGGGTGTCCCGTAGGAGTTGGACAACCACTTTTATTTCAAATGGAAGGTCTATATAGGTGTCTATCTTGTTGCAGGGGTTCGATGTTAAGAATGGTTCTTTTAAATCTCCCTCTTGTCTATCAAGTAGAGATTCAAGAGAGAGAAAGACTATGTCTGCCCCCCTCTTTTCTGTCTTCAAACTGTGTAGTCTATTTATGAAGCGTTGCTGTATTTGAATACGCAGGGCAGATTGGAATGGGCAATTCAGAGGTTTTGTTTTTTCTTGGCTACATAGGTCTATAAAAGTTTCATACCCTTCTGAGATTAAATCTTCAACATCCACCCCAACCTTCTTAAAGGAAGGAAGGAATTTCCAAGCTGTCTTTTTGATCAGCTTTTGGTAGTCCCCAAGATTTCTTTCCATTTTGCCCCCTCAAATTGTCGTTTGATAAGTTTAGGTTTGGATACGGGTTTAATTGGTTCGCCGTTGATATATCCTGCTCCAAATCCCATCCCACATAGATAACAACATCCCCAGTTTTCATCCCTCTCAAATGGAGTTCCAAAATAGAGGTTTGGAATATTTGGATTGACTTGTTTCATACAGAAAGACTTTTTACATTTCTCAGTCATTGGTTTTTCCTCAACGAATCAAACCTGATTCCTTCAACCCCAATCGAATAGCTTCATCCTTCTTGGAAAAGGCTTTGCCTTCACCATTTCTGAATCTGGAAGCTTGCCTTCTTGTCGGCTCACATCCCGCAATTTCACAACATTTCAAAAACAACTGATTTTCTTTAGAGAACCTAACTAATCTCATTTTGTTGTTCATATGTTTCGCCTCATTTCTTTTTATACAGTAAGGTGGCAGGTGCCATTGTCCTCCTCAAGATTGCTTCCAGAATTATCCTTGAACGATTTTCCTCTAACTTTTGCTCTGGGGTTTTGGTAAGTTTTACTTCAACCCTTTTTGCCATTTTCTGTTCAGCCTCGGCTTTTTGTTTGGCTATTGCAATGGCCTTCCTTTCCTCAAATGTCTTTCCACTTCTTTTAACATCACCCATAATTATTCTCCTTATTCGGGTTAAATCTATTCTAAAAAATTAGATCGTAAAAGTAAAGTGTTTTTTTAATAAAAGATTTCCTTTTAGTTTTTAGTTTTATGTAGTTACTTGTATTTAGGAGGAAAGATTATATTGTGTCTTACTTACTTATACATCGGATGAACCCCGTTATCAAAAGAAATCAACTGTATGATCATCCAAGCCAATAGAGAAAGGACTCCTACAGAAATTAACAAGAGCCACCAATCAACCCATCCTCCCTCATTCCTAAATATAGCTATGATCTTTTTCCAAATTGGTTCTCTTTTGAGTCTTAATTCCTCTATTTTCTCTTTTGTTAGCTCTTGTTTATGTTTAATTCTTTTGGCTTCAAACTTACCACTATGAAATTTAATTTTATGGTGGTGCCCTCTTCCGTGAACCACTCTTCTGCAAATGTTGCAAATTATATCTTTATCCTCCTTTTCTCAATAACAATAGTATTGGACATAGTCTTGCCCAATTGTTTTAGCAAATTTAATGTCCTCTTGGATTGCTTTCTGAGTTTGTTTATCAATTCTCTTTCCAAACTTTTTCAACAAGCTTTTCAAATCACTCACATCCAAACAGGTCAACCCTACTCCCTTGTGTAAACTCTATAAAGTCTGTAAAATGTCTCATCTCATTCATCTCCTTTCAAATTTATAGTATGTGTTACTTACTTAAATGTGTTAAGTAGTCCTCTATACCTATATACAGGAAATGCTAAAAAACAAACGCTACGTAACAAGCATCCGATAGTGCTTGTTGCACTTTGGGCAAGTGCCCTCATAAAGCTCACCATCTGTCAATGATTCCACCCAGCCCAAATACAAATCCTCTCCATCACAACATATGATATACATTACCTATCACCTCCTCTCTCATGAAAAATATTCTTTCAGATAGTTGATCAATCTTTGTCTTGTCGGAAAACTGTGTGCAACCAATATGCCAAACCTATAGGCTGACCAAGTTCGGTTTGTTTCCATTTGTAATTCAATCTCAAATAATTCCAAAAAATCATTCATCATTTCCTCTTCTCTGTTAAATAACTTCCAGGGAATGGGATGCCATCAAATGGCATCCCATTCAATCCATAGACAAGAACAGTGACCCAAGGATCACCCCAATCAAAGTCACCACGAAAATCAATAACACGGCCATACCTGCCTTTATATTCACCGTGATCTTTGATGTTAACCATCTTGCCTATATTCCTGCTGTTGCGTTTGATCATTTTTTTATCACTCTCTCATCCTCTCTATTCTTGACTAAACACATCAATGTCAAGAATCAATTTACAGTCTTCCCCATATCTTTTTCTCAACCTATTTATAACATTCTCAAATTCACTGGTGTCTTGGCCATCATATTCTACGTAGATGTGTTCCAAAGGTTTACTCATATTATATCCTCCTTTCAAACGTCAGTCATTTGTATAACCTCACCAAATGGTGGTTTGAACGAATGTTTGTTATTAATAACCCAGAGGACAGGGAATGAACAAAAGGATGGGAAGCTTGAGCAATAACCATCTGTCAACACTATAACGCAAACAGGGGACAATTGGCTCTCTTCCATCTTACTAAATGCGGGCTTGTAGTCTGTGTCTCCACCCAAATCTCCAAAGTTCAAACTTTTGATTTGTTCTCTGTCCATAACCTCTATAGGATTTGTAGCTTTGGTATCAAAGAATATGACTTGTAGAGTTGCCCCAGCATAGGCTTCAACAATTCCCAAACCTTCTGTAACCAGTTCCCTCAGTTGTGCATCAGACACACTTCCAGAAGCATCAATCAAGAGAACAACCTCACCCAACTCAGTGCTCCGAATTTCAGGCAAATACAATCCTTGTGTGATATACCTTTTGTTTGGCCTCCTCCAGCTGAAATCGTTGCGAGCATATACTTCAGCAAATTCATTCAGCCATGATCTCCAGTCCATTTTAGGTTCAAGCAACTCCCCCACTATCCTCTTCAATCCGCCAGGAGTGTTACCTGCCTTCTCAGATGCTTGTAATGCTTTTCTTACTTCAGCCTTGGCCTCCTGTTCCATTTCCTGTTGGTCAATATCTGTGGGTGGAATAACGCCACCACATCCACCTGGATCATCCCCAAATATGGGTTGTTTATCCTCTGGCTTGTCTGGCTTGCCCTTTTCTGTGCCTTCTGGCTGTTGGTTTGGCCCATTTCCTTGTGCGGTGTTACTCTCTATGTCCTCTTCCTTTTCCACACCTTCCTTCTGTTGTTTTTGGGCATCCTGCTGGGTTTTTTTCGCATTTCTCAGAAGATTATACACTTTTTCCAGTTCCATGTCCCTAAATTGTGAATCCAAGAGGATGCCTTTGGGTGGTTTGCCTATGTTAGCATCGTAGAGAATTTGATTGCCCACATAGTCTGCTGACTTATTAAACAGGGACAAATCCACATCCCCATATCTTTTCATATCCGCCAATCGTATGTGATGAAGCAATCCTTTATGAATTCCTGCTTCATGAGCAAGCACAAATTCTGCTTCAGGGACAGATAGTTGTTCCACAAAATCCCTGTGCCAATATATCCTCTTTCCATCAGTGGCCATGGTGCCTAAACTATATTGGCCAGTTTTATCCTCTACCAGATCCATTCCCATACAGAGGATGCCCCAATATGGGCAATCCTCTGTAAGCAAACGGGCACGTGCTTTGGTTAGTATGACCTCTGCCTTCATAACAACTCCTCCACTTCCTTCAGAATTTCACCTGCCAAATCTGCTGTGGCTTCTCTGAACTCTGGAAATTTTCTCAGGTCATCGGTATCCAAATTGGCCAATTCCTCTTCAGTTATGCGGGTCAATTCAGCCAATTTTTCATCCCCAGCAAAATTGAGTTTGGGCAGGATTTGTACCAGCTCAGCAATATTCTTGACCATGCTGTTGTGGAACTTCCCATCTGGGTCGGATAGTCTATCATACATGTGTTTGATAACATCGTGCAATCTCTGATACAAATCTCTGGAAGCATCCGCAAGAATAGAGTTCAAATGATCATTAAACTGGGATTTGATTTCATCCACTTCAGAGGATTGGAGATTGATCCTAAAATCACCAACTGTGGGGACAGGCAAGAAAAAGATTTCAAACGTGAACTTGCCTTTCAACTCCTGCAGGTTTGGATAGTCCGAAGGATTGAACAAAGTTTTGAGCCTGTCTCTCTCTTTGACAATCTGATCATCATACTTACTTTCCAACTTCTCAAATGTCTCCTCAAACTTGTCCTTTATTGACCGCAGTTTTTTGATATAGTCTGCGTGCAATTCGATAGGCAAAATGCCCGTGCCGTCACTATTCCAAGGGGAGGTCAAAGTGCGGTGGATGCTTCGTGCTTGATTGCCAAGTGACTCCAGTTCCTTTAACTCAGGCAGATTGAGGATGATCTTTCTGAATGAGCCTATGTTATGACTTTTATAAGTTTCATCTATCATCATCTCTACACTCTTGTCCTTCTTCCTTGCTTCCCAAACTCCGATTTTCAGTTTTGCCAATAATGCCTTTTCTTCAAGTTTCATGGTATTGTCCTCCTTACTTTGGATTTGGTTAGATTTGAACGTCACTATGTTTAATGCTCCATTCCACAAACGGTTTTGTCTTTTTGATAGTTGAATCTTTGCGAGCACAATCTGTCATTAAGAACACACTCCACTCTGGAGCCAATCTACCTGCATACTTACTTATGGCTGGGAAGGTTTTGCTGTTCACTCTGGCAACCAGGGCAGTCAATACTGACCACAAAACAGATGGGTTAGTAGGAATGTCTGCTTGCTCTGGATTAGAGAGGATAACATCAGGATGAACCAAATCCCTGTATTGAGAGAGGAATGAATAAAAGGCATTTCCCTCTTCCTCACCCACAGCACCAACAAACATTTCTCTCAAGCAATCCAGAGGATAGTTATGAGAGAGGATATCACTCATATACTCCCAAGCACGTGGTGACGGGGAACGGGTCATTTCTCTGGTAGGCCTGAAATTGGATAGGTGATTTTTATCCTTGTCATTGTTACCGCACCATCTGTGGTAGGCTATGACCTCTGGCTTAACACGCCCAGAGAGAGTTGCCCACTCACACCAGTCTTGCCAATGGCTCTCTACATTAATCAAACTCATAAACCTATCTTTCATAGGCTCAAGAATTCCTTGAACTCCCGCATTGTCTCCACGTTTGTTGGTGCAGGCTACGAACACTACGCCATCACTAATCGTATGACCGTTGATGCGTCTGGCTCTAACTATCTGCATAAATGAAGCTTGAACCAGAGCAGGTGCTTGACCAAAATCGTCCAGCACAACTACCAATAAATAGTTAGCATTGATCATTTCCAATAAGTCACCAAAGGGCAAAAACACAGCCTCGGATTTGCCCTCTTTACTTACAACAACAAAAGGTAATCCCTTGGCATCTGTTGGGTCAGATATAACTGCGTGGATGAAGAGGGATTTGATGGCTTTGGTTTTGATCCAGGACGGTTGTAAAATTGTCCCATCGGCAAATCCTCTCTCTATAAAGGATACAGCCTGGTCAACTATTTCAGATTTGCCCACTCCTGGGTCACCTATAAACAGCAGACTGTCTCTGTTTAGGATTGCTTGGACTAATACTTGGCTAACTTTTTTTGTCCTCATTTTGCCCTCCTTTTTTTGGATTAAATTTCAATTGGATCAAGTTCAGAAACTGCAGAGTCAAGACACATAACAACAAAATTTATTTCCTTTTCTGACAGTTTATTTTCATCCATTTTCTCTTGGACATTCTTTGCAACCCAAAGCAAATCTTGAACTCTCTTTTCAATCCTCTCTTTCGTCGTCATCCTCTTTTTCATAGCCATTTTAGTGCCCTCCTCTGGTTTAGGTTAAATGCTCCCTTCCCAGTCCATAGACTATACCAGCCTCAATCCACTTGGTCAATCTGAGAGCAATACGTTTGCCTAAAATAGGCCTCAATCTGTAGCACAAACAGATGTTTTTATTTATCAACCAGCTTCTCATTTCATATCCTCTATTGAGTCTCATCAGGCAAGGCATCTCATCCTTGCGACACGGGGCAATCCTCTCTCTCTGCCCCGTGTTTCGACAGGTTAGACAATCGGTTTGAAAAAGAATTCTTTGCCCTCTACCTTTACCAAGCCCATCCGTGCAAGTAGACAGATAGCTTTGGACACCTGTGTCCCTGCCTCTTTGAGATTGGAGTTGCCCCCATTCTTGACGAAGAAGGCATCAGCCTTGTTGATGAGTTCATCCTCTGTAAAGGTTTTGAGCTCAAGAATTGCGTCTCCTACACTCTCATTTCGATTGTAGCTGACCTTGGCTTCTTTTTGAACCTTGACCTTGGATTTGGCTTCAGCCTTACTTGCGACCTTATCTGCAATCTTACTTGACTTGTAAAGCTTCTCACCGCAGTTGGAGCAGATGACTTTGCCCTTTGGGTTGCCCGTATTACAGCTGGGGCAAACCTTTTCATCCTCTGCCTTTGCCTTGGCCTCAATCTCAAGAAGCTCAGCTGTAGGCTCATCCCCATCGGCAATCCTCTTGGCTACAATTGCCTGCTCTGGCGTGGTGTGGATAGGTATAGAGGATTTGATGGTTGCTCTTTTGGAGTGCTTCTCAATCAGCACTTTTTCCTCTGCCTGTGTCTTTGCTTCTGCCTGTGCCTTTTCCTTTTTTGTGATTTTACTCATGGTATTGTCCTCCTTACTTTGGATTTGGTTTTTGGTTTTGGTTCGTATAGTGAACCGTACTTGCCCCTCATCAGGTATGGAGCAAACCTTCAAATTGTGCCACATTTAAGCCAAGGATTTGACCTCAGAGATGATCTCCTCTCTGATGGCATCCCTCTCTATGTGGGTGAGTTTTGCGATGCGAATAACTAACTTGCGTTCAAACTTACTATCGTGCGGTGATAAATAGATATGGTCACCGTCAAAATGCAGTTCATAAAGGTTAAACAATCTCTCTCTTAATAGTCCAGCATCTGCCCAAGTTTGATTCGATCCATATGCCATTACTTTGTCCTCCTTATTTTGGTTTTGCCGTTAACCTTTATGACTCTCTTGATTTGACGTCGGATGCGTTTGGCGATATTCTCTATACTGATGTTTTTCTGTTGTAAATATTTGAGGAATTGAGTCAGAGACAAATCTTTTTTCGATGAGTTACAAGATAGACAAGCTGTAATTAAGTTCCAATGATCGTGGGTGCCTCCAAGTTCAGAGGATATAATATGATCCAAAGTTAACATAACTTCATCCTCTATCCCTTTGCCACAATACACGCACCTGAAATCATCCCTCTTGTAAATCGCTTTTCTCTTTTCAGGCTGGATCCATTTGGAACCGTTATTTTTAGGCATCTATTTTCCTATGACTTTTTTAGGAATGAAAACATGAACACATTTAGGGCAACACCTCTCTCCCGTTTGAGAGAATATTTCTTCGCAATCTTTTAAGGTTGCCCCACAATTACAAAAGTGAGAAAACTTGACTTCTTTTATGCCGTGTTTTTTAAGCATCCTCTATCCTCTCTTTTTATCCGATTTGGATTTTCAGATATACTTACTTTTTGATTTCAGTTATAATTTTTGTGTCCATGTCATAGGATATGCGTTTGCCGTAAAGTGTAACGAAAACTTTGCAACCTCTAATTAATACATTTTCACAAACGCATCCCTCTCCCTTATCATTAAGGGCATTACCGCAAATAGCACACTTCATAAGCTTCTCCATTTTATCCTCCCTTTTATCCGAGTTGAATTTTTAGATTGGCTAAACCAACAACTACCACTAAAACAACAATTATCAACATTTTCTTTTCCTCCTCTTGGATTTGGCGTATAACTACCTTTATATAAGCGAAAATCATACCGAAAATGAAATTCATTTAAGAAAATCAATCAATAATATCAATAGGTTATAAAATATTTTTACTCAATGATATCAGTGGCTTATAAGTTCGTCAATAATATCAATAGTTTAAACTGTGCCTGTAAGGTAAAAAATAGCCGTAAAACGTCTCTGCTATATAAAAAAGTTATAGTCTAATGTATTGATATCATTAAAGTTTTTTACCAGTATAATTTTTTTATATACCATTGATAAATGCTTGATATCATTAAAGTTTTGAGGCTGGTATGAACTGGAGTATTATTGGATGAATATGAAAGAGGATAGGCTAAATTGATAAACAAGCAAATCGTAAACAGAGAGGATAGGCTAAAGAGAGAGGGAACAACCCATCTCAATTCAATTATCCTCTCTCAATTTGATCCAACCCATCCTCTATCCTCTGTTTATTAGTCAATAGGATTGATTCTAACCCACTCAATCTCTCTCTCTATCGTTGAGTTGATAATAGGTGTAAGTCATTGGAATAGTTGAATATAATCAAAACTCATAGGTTGTAGCCTGTAGGATAGGATGGGGATGAAAAACAGAGGTTCATATATATCAATTATATCAATCATTTATACCATTTCAGTTGATATTCTTTTTGTTAGATAATAACACCACCTCGACAATCCTATTAATTGGAAATAGAGAGGATGGTTATGATATCCTCTCTTGAGTTTGAATCCTCTGAAAATAAAGGAATTCATAGCCTGTAAATGAAACACCATAGAATCAATCCTAAACAATCCGATAGGATAACAGCTAAACTCATTGTTTTCATTCATTGTTATCCTCTTGAACTATGC